TGATCTTCTTTGGCTAAAAAATGCTGTATAAGCTCACTTTGATCTTTGCATATGTTTCTAACCTTCGACCCTTCCATAAGTGCCTCCGCGTCATTGGCCACGCCTTGTAAGACGTTTTTCATGTAGTCCAATAAGTCAACAGTTACATCGTACCCCTCCGCTACCGAAATCAATAACGCCTTAACATCATCGGTTTGCTTACTAGATGCCAGCCCCTCGATCAATCGCTTTTGAGTTGTTATGACTTGCATCAGCTTTCCGGCCTTGTTCGGAAAGGCTTTGTTTAGTTCATAATACTTTTCGTTTATGTCACGCATTGTCTGTGAATTTATTGTAAGAGTGCCAAACGTGTTGAAAGTCATTGAACTGCCCACCGTTGAACCTTTTCATAAACTTCTCTGCAAACTGTTGATAGTTCAATATAGATTTATTGGCCTCCATAAATTGTTTTAATCCATCAACACCATTGACAGTAATTATTTTATCGTGGATGTATTTCTTTTTGACTGTAAAGAAGTTTTTGCCAGAACCAAATATCTTTGTTTGCTCTGCTATTACATATTTACCTTCTTCTTTCTCTTGTTCTTTCTCTTCCTCTTGTTGCAAAGGGGGTTCAATAGCCCCTTGTGTAGGGGGTAGCGTAGCCCCTACCTTAGTCAAAAATCCGTTAATTTGGGCATCTATTGAGTGCTTCTGGCTTATAAATGCAAACTTTGCCATTCCTTTTAATTGCCTTGGCTTACCAGTAAACTGGCACTCAAGCAATGCCATCAGGAATTGATACCTATCATCATCCGCTAGCTCCATTGCGACATCAAAATATGATCGGTAAAACTTAAAGGCTTTTCTACTGTCCATAAAAAAATACCCCTACGCATCCAAAGGCTAGACCGTTCAGCGATGCTGATAGGACAATGGATGTTTCGGGGATTCTTTTAATATCTTTCATACGATCTAGCGATGTAAAATTACAAAAATTTCACACAATTAAATAGGGTTGGGGACAATAATTTGCAGTTCAAAAAACCCTCTCAGCTGCGGATTATTTTCAACAAATCCATGCAGCATACCACCAATGTCATCACGTGTGCCTCGAATGTATCGGCTGCAAAGTTCGTCTTTGCCAGCGACAAAAAGGTAGTTGTATTCGTGTTTGTCCATAAACTCAACTAGAGGCTTTAACAGGCTCAATAGTTCGGCATGGTTACTTTCATTTACTGGTGTGAATATTTCTGTTTGCATAATTTACAGTTCGTTTGTTGCTTTTTCAACACTTGAAACCATATCCTCAAACTCTGATCCTTTTTGATAGTCGGGGTGTACCCTAACGGATAAACAAAGCCTTTCTATCGACTTAATCAGTTCTTGATATTTGTCTTGAGGTAAGATTGCAAAATTGCCCGCTGATACCTTGTAATCACTTGGCATCTTGAATGACCAAATACACTTTTTAAAATTGGCATCATCTGCCGTTCCGAATTGCGCTTTTAGGTTTGACATAGTTTTATTTTTTACAGTTCAATTATCGTTCTCCGTTCCGCCTTGTTGCCTTTCATCCAAGCTGCAAAGCGGTTCATTTCCGTTACGTCACGCGCTGCATATTTGCGCCCGTTCCATGTTACAAAATACTTTCTTTTTGTGTGACCTTTGTAGGCTACCTGAATAACGGGCAAATCTGATCGGCTCATAAATGATCTTCATTAATGTCAATCCATCCATCCCCAGCGTAATATTTAAAAAGATGTAGGTCGTAAACAACCATATCTAAGTTTGGGTCAGGATTGTAAAGGTTTTCAACATCAAACCATTTAGTTAAAAATGGCTCTTGTATTAGAGTTGTTACTAAGTATCTCATTGCTTCAATCCTTTATAGTAAGTCTCAATTAGTTCCTCATCAGAGTTTGGAATTCCCTCACCGCTACTGTCTACAATGTAAAGTCCCTGCGTAGACCAGAAAATATAGATGAAATAGTTAGAAATGCAACTAATCTGCCAAGCATATTTTCTAGCCTCTTCAATGGTTTTAAATACTTTTGGCGCGTCCATTATAGTAGTTTCAATTGAAGTGAAGTGAACACCCATTGTTGGGCTTTGCGTTGCGTTTCGGGGTCGGTTACCTTGTCCCCAGGCTTTACTACCTTCAGCTCGTTAACAAGGCTATTCATTCGGCCTGTGACGCAATTTATCGGCATCCCCAGATAGTCGGCTATTTCCTTATTTGTGGCCTTGCCTTTTAGTGCAATCAGCGCGCCCAGTACAATGGTCTCTTTTGGCCTAAGATTGCGCCTGATCCAATCGTAGGCGTCTAGGCTTGTGTCTCTCATTTTTGTTTTCATTTGTTCATGATTAATTTTTTAACAACTCTTACAATTAACATAGACATCGGAATACCCAACCCGATCAAAGTCAATCCAAGCTGCCACATTGGGCTAATTGAATCAATACGTCTGGCGTACATTACAACCAAACCGATCAAAATAAAAACAAAGAATGGCAAGAAAAAAAAGAAGACAACGCCCATTATCCACGGGTCGAATTGGTCGCGGTCTGGCTCGTATGGGAGGCACTTGTATTTTACGTTTCTCATATCAAAATTGAATTAGTGGTCGAACTGGAGTAGTGGGTGAGGCAAAGTAGTAAGCATCATTGGCAGATACAATATACTTTTCGTTTTCTTTGGTATCTAAAGTGTAAACCGTCCCGCCCGTGTGCCTCATGCGGAAAGTTGCACCTTCTGTGAGGTCTTTAAGAAAGCACTCGCGGCCTTCCATTGTTTGCTTATTGCGTTTCATTGCTTAGAATTTATATTTTTAAATTATTTTTTGTATTCTCAAAAAACCCTGTTTTTAGGCTAATTTAGGGCTTTTCAGATACAACTGAATCATTCCTGTCTTTGAGGTGCGGTTGGCTTTCATATCGAAGCGTTTAAAGTTGCTAACATAGAAAGTTTTTCCTTAACAGCAGACGCTATTGCGGTGTTAACTAAGTCCATATCCTCCTCAACCTTTGCGGCCTCAATCCTGATTCTAGTCATTTTGTGCCTATCTAAAATCATTCTAGGATCGTATGTGCAAAAGTTCCACGCCTCCAAAGAAGTAAAAAGTAGCAAAGAAACGCACTGCCAGTAGTATTCTGGGTACATCCTTTTCAAGTCGTGGTGATCGGTAAGCATCAAATATCCGATCTGGTTTTCACTTTGAAACGGGCATTTGATTTCCAATCCCTCCTTAACCTCAACAATAAATCGGTCGGGACTTCCTCCAGCGTGTTCGCCCCATGTCTGGAAGCCTATTTCTTCGCACGTATAGCCCGTTATTTTTTCGAAGTGTTCTACTGCCTCCGGCTCGGTTTCTTTGCCGTAAACTAAAGGATATGCGTAAGCTGACTGTTTTGGTTGACCCGTTAAAACCTCAGCAACCTTTTGTGTAATGTACCCCATCCCTTTCTCACTTAGTTTAGATGGGTCTGGCACCTGAGTAGTGCTTGATCCCTTGCCAGATTTTGGTCTGGCTTTTAGTTCTTCCGGTGTCATTGGCCTTTTGCCAAACTCCATGATCTTCCAAATTTCGGAACTGGTAAACCGTCCAGCCCGTATCTGCTCCCATTTGTCAGAACCTTGTTCTAAGTTTTTAGGGGAGTAATTGCCCTCTACTAATTCGTCTAGCCAGCTCATTTCTGTTTGATTTTCAGTCCATAAAAATAAGCCCAAACAGTATTTTTTAAAGCGGCTCCTTTTTTACTTTTTGGCGCAATATCCCAAGCCCATGACAATAGCTTTTCAGCTAAGTATTGTCTAAATTCAATTACTAACTCTTTCATTACTTTTGCTTTTGAAGTTCAAACAAAACCTTCCTTAGTTCCCCGCTTGCCTTAACATACCCCTTTGCTGTGGCTTGCATCTTCCAATTATCAGGATGATACTTTGAAAGCGTTGAATCTATCTGAATTACTTGATTGTAAATGTCCATGTAATCCTTATGCAGTTTATCCATGTCGTCCGGTTGCTTTCCATCAGTGTCAATGTCAGCGGTAGATAAACCAAGTCCCCCTATAATCGTGTACCTTTGAAGGTAGCTTATAGCACTTCCACGGGCTTGAATCGTGTTTTTGCTTCCGGTAGCGTCTGGGGCTGCGCTCATTGTAGTTCTTTCCGTATGCCCGTCAACATGGGAAACTAGAAATGTAACCTTTAATTCTTTGTCTGTGTCCTGAATTTCCCAGCGATAACTTAGCCCAGCCTCCTTCAACGGGTTTGCTATTTGTCTTGTTATTTCAGATAGCGGGGTGTACTTGTAGTTATGCCCATCTTTAATTTTGCGAAGCTCTGGGCTTTTACTTTGGAACATTGCAAAAGCCTCAAAGAATTTCTTTCGTGCTTGGTTGGCCTCCCAACGTTCTTGCAAGTCCATTAACTTGCCAAGGCTTTCCACGTCTAAGCCTTTTTCAATAGCCTGACTTAACAAGGCTTGCGGGGTTTGTTCAATTACTGTTAGCGTTTCCATTTTATTTATTTGGTTAAAGATTTAAGATACTTTCTTAATGCGCGTACCGCTTGAGCCTCAGTCCAGAAGTGGTAAGTACTACTTTTAAAATCAAGCGCGTAGTAGTCTAGTAAGGTGATGTGGCGGATCATAGTTCTTCTTTAAAAACATTATTCATATCAATTCCGTAACTTTCACATATATCTGACATCCAAATAGCAAAATAATTGCCTTTCAATCTACAAATTAATCCTTCGTCAAAATCACAATCTTTAACTAATTCCACAAACTTATCCATTTGGAATGTATAGGGAAATATCAAAATGTCCTCCCTGTGGTCGTTTATTTCTTTGCTCCACTCAATGCTATTGTCATTGATAAATTTGTATAGCTCTAGCTCGGTCATAATTATTATAAGTTAATAGTTTTCGCGTCTGTAAAATACTCTTCCAAAGCCTCTTTCAAATCCGCCTCGTCTCCTTTGTATTGATGCTGTTTAATATTGATCTCTTCGCCATCGTGCAGGCTGTAATACACTACCATTACTCTTACACCCTTAACCTTAACGTGTATTTTTTGCGGTTTTGCTAGTGTCTCCTCCATGTTGTTTGCGTTATGACATTACAACGTTCGTAAAAAGAAACTTATAATCCTATTTTTATTATTAATATTTTTATTGTACGTTTGTAGGGTAAATTAAAAACAAATGAAAAAACCACACTTTAAAGAGACTAGAGGGAGGCCGCGATCATACGCACCTCCAGTAAAAAAAGGTGACGTAATTGTCACTAAACGAACTCAAGCGGCTGTTTATGCTCATGCTAGGAAATTTGGGTACAAAGTTCGCACATGGAAAGATAATGGATGCATTAACGTTGAGAGGCTTAGTTAATATTATCACTAAACTAAATTATATGGGACAAATTGTAGAACAGACACACGATGAGAAAGTTGAGATGTATAAGAAATGCACAAAAATTGAATTAATAGGGATGCTTATTAGTTCCAATCTTCAGCTCGAATCCGTCACTAAGCAATTGAACAAACCTGTTGTGATGAAAGCCGAAGGGTCGGACGGTGTGTCGGAGGCGGCAGTTGGGCAGTGAGCATGAGCGATAACGTAAAAGTATTGGCGCCTGTTTGGGCATCAAGGCACAAAGTTCAAATTAATAACTAAAAGTAAAATATATGCAAACAGTTGAAACAACAACGTCAAGCCCAAATAGCACCAATGCAGTGTTACCTGCTGCCCATCAACAAATGATTGATGAAGGCTATGTAGAGGGTAAAAAATCATTTGAGTATTTATCAAAAGAAATACACGAAAGTTTTAATTGGGTAAATGTCCATAAAGCAATGATGGCTGTCGGGTGGTGCTGGTCATTAGGTACAGATAAATTTGGTAAAGATAATATGGGTATGCCGTCTTTAGAAACAATAAAAAACCACGCCTACGCTATGCTAAAAGAGGCTTACGATTTAGGCAAGGGTCAAATTAGTACGGGTGGTTTTACTGCCGGTTGGGATAGTGGCGAATTGTTCCTTGTCTTTACACTGGAGGAAGCGTCCGCAGGGTAGCAGGTAATGTAGTAGCGGGTTTACGTTCGGTTTGCGATTTTAAAACACAATTTTTATGACACTATACTTAACAGATTCACAAAAAGAGTTAACTATCAAAGCTATTTTAAGCGAGATAAACTATCACCAACAAAAAATTAATTCATGGGTAGAACTTTATCGTAAACTGCAATCTGAGCAAACTGACGTAAACCCGCCTGTTATGCAAGCCGAAGGGTCGTACGTGAGCGAGGGGGCGGCAGTTGCCAGCATGGGTCGGACGAAGCGGGGCAAAAGCGGGCGTGGTAGGTGTAAGCACGAAATGAATAGAAAGTGCGGTGAAATATTTGGCGCGTAGCTCCGCTGGCTTGGCGGGTGAGCGGTGAAAACTAAACTTAATAACTATGGAAAACGAACTGAAAGAATTAAAAACTAACGAAGGGGAGAAATCTCAGGAACAAATTAGATTTGAAAACACCTGCTTAAATCTTGCAACAGGTGACTATCGTGGTTGTCCACCACAAAGCATAGGTAATGTAATTCATTACTTACGTGGCTATGGATTACATCAATATGACATTGTACAAATTGGATACAGGAATGAAATTGGAACTGTTAATCTATACGGTAAACCAATAGCCACCTTTAGATTTGTCGATGATATTCCAGTGTTCACATTTGACAATGAGCATGAATACCAAAAATTGAATCAAGATAATTATCTAAATAACCGTAATGTTTTTGAAAACCCTGTCGCGCGGTGGAGTTAGCTTTTAATTCTTTCTTCTCGCTGCACTACCTATGAAAAGCGCAATAATTGTTGCCCTATGTTTAAAACCCCATGTTGGCAGCACGTGTTTTTGAATGTGCGGCTGGTGCATTCAATGGCGTGGCGCGGTGGCCTTGCGTGGCTCTGGCTGGCAGCCCTTGCCCGTGCGGTGGCTCAAAAATATTGCTGCCAACGCATCAAATGTTGCTGTCAGTTGGGCGATTTGAAAAACTAAACTATGATAACAGATATGAGTAAAGAACGCAGAATTATCCTAACAGAGGTATGGGATAGATGGGTAAACCTTTCGAATGAAGATTTTGATACATGGCTTCACACTCAAATGAACCATGTATCAAAGAACTCGCCCAATTGCAGCAACATGGTCTTGTGCGGGGCGGGGATTCAGAAAGCCAACGAACCGTTGCCATCAGAAGGGTCGGCAAAAACCGTGAGCGGTAGCCATTATACGGCAATGTGTAAATATGAGGGAGGTGATTGTAAATGTACGAGCGTATGTCTATTTGAGTGAAACGCGCGCGTGGCTCCTTCCGGAAGGTTTTTATCGGTGGGCTGGCAATGGCGCACAACGGTTTGCAGGTATATTTAGTTGCGGACTTAAAAGCACAAATTATCAAATTAGTAATAACTTAAATAGAAAGAAAAAATGTCAAATAAACCACAGAAACCTCAATTGAATATAGCTGTTGTTAGCGGTAGTTTTTATTGGGTTCGTCCGTTCCATAAAGACGAGTTTGAACCTGCTAAATGTAAAGAACTATACGGAACAGATAAGCTATATTTCTTTTTCACAAATGGAAGTCGAATGGAAGTTGAACGTGCTTGGGAAGTAGAGCCGTTAAATTACCGCTAATGTACCTGGTATTGGCGTAGTTGTGGCCTTGATGAACTTTTTGAGCCAAAGTGCATTACAGGCTTGGGATGTGGGAGGCAAGCGCGGCCTGTTTTGCTCTTTGAGCGTTGAAACTAAATTTTGTAATCTGAAAACTATTTATACCTTTGTCTCGCTGTCCGATATGAAAAAATTAAAAACATTGCACCCCTTTACATTGCCTCTCGTGGTTATCTCCACGGTCGGACAGCCTTTGTAATTGGGTGCATACTTTTTTTATGGATTACCAAGAGTTTATCAAAAGTAAAACTCATTCAATTGGTAAGTTTGGTATTGATCCGAACTACTTACCCGATTTAATGTTTGATTATCAAAAGCACGTTGCAGAATACGCAATAAGAAAAGGCAGGTGCGCGGTGTTTCTTGACACTGGTTTAGGTAAGACTATGATTGAGCTAACAATCGCAAAGAATTACATTGAGTCAACTAACAAACCCGTTTTAGTTATTACACCTCTGGCGGTTGCTTTTCAGTTTATAAAAGAGGCAAAGCGTTTCGGTATTGATGATGTGGAGTATTGCAAAGACGGAAACTACAAATCTAAAATTGTGATTTGCAACTATGAGCGATTGCACTACTTTAGATCTACTGACTTTGATTGTGTGATACTTGACGAAAGCTCAATCCTTAAAAACTTTGAGGGAGCAATAAAACAGGAGGTAACAAGTTTCTTAAAAAAAGTAAAGTATCGTTATCTTTTTACCGCTACTCCTTCGCCAAATGACTACATCGAATTAGGGACAAGTTCCGAGGCTTTGGGGTATATGGGTTACACTGATATGCTAGGTAAGTTTTTCAAGAATAATGGCAACTCGATTGACATTAGACACGCTGGCGCTGAATGGTATTTAAAGGCACACGCAGAAAAAGACTTCTGGAAATGGATTGCGGGGTGGAGTATATCAATGCGCAAACCTTCCGACTTGGGATATAGTGACGAACGCCACATTTTACCCGAGCTTGTAGAAAGCGAATTGATAGTAAAGAACAAAAACCCTTTAGCAATTGACGGGCAACATTCTATTTTTAATTTTCCGGCTCAAAACTTCTTTGAGATAAAGGCAGAAGTAAGAGCTACAATTCACGAACGTTGCGAGATGGCAGTAGAAGCCGCTAACCATCACGATGTATCTGTTTACTGGGTAAACCTCAATGATGAAGCCTCTTTGATTTCTCAACTGGATAAAGATACTGTTGAGGTTAGGGGTAACATGGACATAGACAAAAAAGAGGATATACTAATTAATTTCTCACAGGGCAAAATAAAAAAGCTGATCACAAAAACAAGTATAACCGCTTTCGGTCTGAACTGGCAACACTGCAACCATACCACATACTTCCCAACTTATTCTTACGAACAATATTACCAAGCTATTAGAAGGTTTTGGAGATTCGGACAAGAAAGAAAAGTTTATGTTGACCTTGTTTTATCTGATGGCCAGACCCGTGTAATGGAAAGCCTTGTAGTAAAAAAACAAAAAGCTATTTCAATGTTTGAGAATTTGACCAAGCAAACGAATAGCGACTTCACCATAACCAAAAAAGAATTTAATAAACCTGTAACCTTACCCTCATTTATATGATTAAAGAACAAGTAATTACCGACCGCTACGCGCTTTATAATAGCGACTGTATGTATGTATTGCCAACCCTGCCAGATGCAAGCGTTGACCTTTCTGTTTACTCGCCTCCCTTTGCGGGGCTGTATAATTACTCCAGCTCTGAAAATGACTTTAGCAACTGCGAAAGTAAGGAACAATTTTTAGAGCAATACGATTACCTAATAGGAGAAATGGCAAGGGTAACAAAGCCGGGTAGAATAAGCGCGGTGCATTGTACGGATGTTTTTGATAACCGTTCTTTCCTTTGGGATTTTCCACACGAGATAATCAGGCTACATGAAAAACACGGGTTTCATTATCGTAACAGGATTACTATTTGGAAGGAACCTTTGAAGGTTAGGATGAGGACAATGGTGCAAAGTCTAATGCACAAATTCATAGTCGAAGATACTACCCGTTGCTTTACGGCCATGCCTGATTACGTTTTGATTTTTACAAAGAAAGGTGATAGCGAGGTTCCAGTAGTTCACCCGTTTGGGTTGAATGATTATTTTGGTGAAACTCCTTTTCTTCCGGCCCATATCGAAACGTATGGTAATTACGAGGACTTTAAAAAGAAGTGGAAGGGCTTTAAAGGAGATCCAAAAGAAAACAAGATGAGCCATTTGATATGGCAGCGTTACGCCTCCAGCGTTTGGGATGACATTAGGATCGATAACGTTTTGCCTTTTAGAGACAGCAAAGAAGAGGATGACGAAAAGCACGTGCACCCTTTACAGTTGGATGTTATTGACCGCATAGTGGAACTATACAGCAATCCTGACGAAGTTGTTTTAACTCCATTTGCTGGCGTTGGATCGGAAGTTTACAGCCCCGTTTCATTAGGCCGTAAAGCGATAGGCATTGAATTGAAAGACTCGTATTTTAAACAGGCAATTATCAATGTGCGCGAAGCTGACAAAAGGTTTTCAAAGGTTGAGCAATTGTCCATTATACTGTAGACTGTGAATACTCGTGGCTCTTGCATAAGTTTTGGACGTGCGCGGGATTGCGCGACTTATGCAAGTGCCGCTACTCGAAACTTAAATTTTAGCACTAACTGTCCTGCGGCATTTTGCCAAGCCCGTGTTATAGGATAGTTTTATTTTTTGTGGGTTGGATTAAACAAATTTAAAAATGATAAACTGGAAAAAAGTGGGTGAACATACCCCAACTAATGTAAACAAAAGTTATCCAAACTCCCCCGAAACCCCTTATGTTTCTTGCATAGTTTGGGTATGTAATCCCCAAGTTGTTAGGGGCGGAGTTACTGATGTTGTAAGATGGGACACTAAAAACAATTGCTGGTTTGAGCCTGATAAGTTAGTCAAATGGATTCACGAAGTCCCTTATCAAATCACCCACTTTTGTGATGATATTAACGTTCCTGATGCGGGTGGGGAAAAATAAAATTTCCTATAACGAAACGGGGCTTGGTGTCAGTTTTGGCTATTGATGAACTTAATTTGAAATGCGAACAGCAAAAGAAATAAAACTAAAGCGCGGGATGGCGTTACTCCATCTAATTGGTATATGAATATTTTTCAAAAACTGTTTAAAAAGAAACAAGAACCTAAGAAAAAAGTAACCCCATCATTTGTTGGTAGTGGTTACTCATCAGGTATTGAAAGAAAAGATGATGACTTATTAAGCCCGACAAACTTATTAAGCCCATTAAATCCACTTAGTCCATTTTCTATTTGGAACAACGATGATTCACACAGACACGAATCTTCACCAAGTTACGAAAGTCCAAGTCATCACGACCACTCCGGTAGTACCCATCATGATTCTAGTAGCTACGATAGCAGCTCTTATGATTCTGGAAGTAGTTCAAGTAGTGATTCTACTAGCTATGATTCATCATCTAGTTCATCAGATTTTTAATTTTCCGAGTGCGGTGGGGGCTTTAGTTTTATTTCTTTTGCCTTCACTGCACTTGATTTGAAATGCTGAACTATGAAAGCCAAAATTGCACCAAGCCCATGTTATGCCAGCATGGGTCGGCAAGTGCGTTGGCGCGGTGCGTTGCCATTGGTGCGGTGGGCACGGGCAAATGTCTTTGGCCTACGTGCCTTTGCCCGTGATCGTTGGAAAATCGCAATGGCATACAACTGTAGTAGCGGGTTTACGTTCGGTTTGGGATTTGAAAAACAAAACTTTAATATAACTACAAATGGAAAACAAAAGCACAAATGTTGATACTGGCGCTACTACCCAAACTGACGCAAATACTGTGTTAGCGGCTGGTGCGGATGATAAGTTCAAGCCATCTAAAAAGCACCTTGCTATATTTAAAACGATAGCTGAAAAGGGATACTATAAGCCAACTTATAGCGATAAAGAACCCGCAACCGTAACACTTGAAAAGAAAGGTATAGTTGAATGGCGTGGCGATTACAGAGGAGTAATATTGACTGAATATGGTAAGGAACTTATTAAATTGAACGGATGGTAGCACTTGCCGCTAATGAATTTGGGGTTTATTGCGGTTTTTGGCTAACCCTCAATTTGCTATGAAAAACGGGTTTTTTGTCTTTAAAGCCGAAGGGCGGGAATTTTGAAAATAAATCTTTCGGTTTAGTTGATACCTGTATTACAAGGTATTACTTTTGATGTATAATTAAATGGGGGAAATGAAACGGCATAAATTTAATCTGGTATTAGGTGCGCAACGAATCCAGACCCTTGCAAAGGTTGACCGAGTAATTACGGAATGCTAATGTAAGAAAGGGGCAATCCCTTTAAGTTGGTTCGAGTCCAACTTCCTCCACGCAACAGTGCTGTGACTGAAACATATTCGGGGTGAACGTAAATCCGACCCCATAGCAGCGAAAGCGAGCCATAAAACGAATATGCGTAATTAGACCTGTTCGGATGCTAAGGTCACTATGAGAATGCTCCGAGGTAAACTTCACGCTATGAACGCGGCTAAAACAATTAGCCAGGAGGAAGGTAAAAAATAGTGACAGGCTGGAAAGACAGCCATTTTTTAATTTTAAATACCATGAAGCAAATAAAATCCTTTCGCCTTGATTACGACTTGTTAAATCAACTTGATAATGAAAGTAAAACAGAAAACAGGAATCTTTCTAATTATGTTGAACACTTGCTATTAACTCATCCTGCGCGTGGGGGCTTTAAAGACAAAAAACCTTCCACTAAACGTAAATTGAAACACTGAACGTTGAAGCCAAAAACTGAAATAAACCCCTTGTTATCGGTAGTGTCCGCGGGAGCGTGGGGCAATGAAGGGATCAGGCCTCCGGCCCCCTTCATTTTCAAGCAGCGGGATTACCGATAACGAGACAAATGTTTGCGTTCGGGCGATAGATTGAAAATGAAACCAATTTTGAAACTTAAACATAAAACTTAAATTTTTGCGCGATGGCCAGACTCACATCTAAAAAGTTTATTGAATTTGTTAATGAACAATTCAAAAAGTTTGAAATAAATGATTGGGAAGCGATAAGTGTAATAAACCCAAGACATCGTGCGGATGATATTGAGGCTGGTGCTTGCCGATTAATTGTAACCATAAAGTATCTAAAAGCAGAGCCTAATTCTTTTATGAGTACAAATTACTTTCTTTGCTTTTATACACTTGGACAATTTGAATGGTATATTAAAAACGGTTATGAGATGTATCTCAAATTCAATAATAGACTATACCGTAATATGGAAATTGATGTGCGGAGGGTAGAAAAAAAATTTAAGTTTTATGTACCTTAAACTTCATTCGATAGCATGTCCCACGCCTGACGCAAACATGTTGTTGGCAGAACGAAGCGTCAGCATGTGCGATGGGGTGGCTGTTGGCAAAGCGGGGAGGCACGGCCAAAAGTATTAGCCCTCCGTGGCTTTGGCCGTGGTCGTTGGAAAATGGCAATGGCATACAACGGACGCTGGTTTATGCCAGTGCAGCCCCTTGATAAAACTAATGAGCCACACGGCCTTGCAAAGCTTGGCGGTGTGAGCGGTGAAAACGAAAACTAAATAATTATGCACTATTCAATGAAACTAACCGATGAGCAAAAATCAATAATTGATAAGGCAATTGAACTGATAAAGCCTTTTGATAAAGAAAACTGTTCTTTTTCTCTTCATTACTTTAGAGAAAAGGATATTGATGGAGATGAGATAGGTGAAGAAGTCTGTGACGATGATAAGTGTGTAAAAAAATATCTTAAACAACTTCGTTCAGAAATTGGCAAAGGAAAAAGAATATACACTGTCTACGACTCTTACAATAATGGAGACCATGATAAAATAGGTAGTTGTGCTATCTGCGGAAGACCTTTAAATGAACAGCTTACTTGGATTGAATCAGAATTAAATCATCATGTTGACTATTCAATTACAAAGGAATCGTTATCTGAAAGTAGGACAGCTTTTGATGTAAGATGTATGTTGGAAGCAATGCCGACCGTTGACCACTCCATTAATGGCTATCCGATACATCAATATGATTTAGGTAACAAGAAGCCTCTTGAGGAAGCGTTGAATAGGCAATCTGAATTTGTCAGTAAGGCTGTAAAATATGCTGAAGTTGTTGTCACTATACTCGGCACGGATGCAAGGGCTTTGGATGCGCGGTGATTTGCGCGGCCTTTGCATTGGTGCCGCTTGTGGGGCTGCATTGCATAAACCTTTTGTTATCGCTTCGTGCGAACAGCGGGCTGGCCACACACGGGAACAGCTTCCATGCCCCGTGTGTGATTGGGCAGTGAGCATGAGCGATAACGGACGCTGGTTTATGCCAGTGCAGCCCCTTGATAAATTTAATGAGCACACGGCCTTGCGCAGCTTGGCGGTGTGAGCGGTGAAACCAAAACTTAATAACTATGAGAAAAAAAGCATTCTTTTCAGATGACGGAAAATTCAGATTTCAACTGTATCGAATTTGGGATGAGTCACTCCCAATCGCAATGTGTGTCGGGTTAAATCCATCGACTGCAAATTCCGATGATAACGACCCAACAATAAATAAACTCATGATGTTGATGAAGAATAACGGGTATGGTGGGTTTCACATGGTAAACTTATTCGCTTTGATTTCTCCTTATCCAGAAGATTTAAGTTCTCACCCGAACCCGATAAATGATGCTGATCGTTGGAACTTCAACTTAGTTCAAACTTGCGATTCAATAATTTTTTGTTGGGGCAATTTTAAACAAGCGGAACACAGAGCTAAAAAGTACATTGCTAAATACCCAGATGCTCTATGCTTTGGAAAAAATAATAATGGCTCACCGAAGCATCCGCTTTACTTAAAAGGAACAACTAAACTTCAAAGGTATGCACACACGCAAATACTCGGCACGGATGCAAGGGCTTTGGAAGCGCGCTGACTTGCGCGGCCTTTGCATTGGTGCCGCTTGTGGGGCTGCATTGCATAAACCTGTTGTTGGCAGCACGTGTTTTTGAATGTGCGGTTGGTGCATTCAAGGGCGTGGTGCGGTGGCCTTGCGTGGCTCTGGCTGGCAGCCCTTGCCCGTGCGGTGGCTCAAAAATATTGCTGCCAACAATGTTATATCGGAGACTACTTTTTAACAGCCGATTAAAAACGGCTATTTTACTAAAATCGTGTTTATTGAATCGACTTTAATCAATCGGTTTAGATTTGTTACTTGACCCGTGAACTCCCAGCGCGACCATTGCAATTTCAGAAACCACCGCTTTGGCCTTGATCTAGTTACGATCACGTAGTACCGATCCCTAATTTCTACCTTTGGCGTGTCCAATACGGTGGCCTCGATGTGGTTATATAAATCTTTATAAAGGTATTTAAAGGCTTGGATTGAATCTTGGCAAGGCACGTATATCGTGTCACGTACTATCTTATCCTCTGGCGCAAAAAATGAATCAAAGGTTGAGGCGGATTGCGTGTTTTTATGGTTCCTGAATTTCTTAATCCACCCCAGATCGTTTGACTCCAAAGCCTTTTTAAAGTTTGCCCGATCCAAAGAAATAGCCCTCGACATAGTAACTAAATCGCCTTCTGCATTAACGTACTTTGTGCTTATAGTTTTAAAATCGTTTTGGGCTGCATCCGCTCGCTTCTCAGCCTCTATCTTCTGTACCCGTTGTGAGTTACCCCAATTAAATAAAAACCAAACAGCGAACAAAAATACAATTTCACGGTAACGCCAGATTAATGTCATCATTTTAAAAGAAATTTATACTCTTCAACTGCATCGAAGCACGGACACGACTTAATCCATTCGTGAG